GGATATTTTTCTACTGTTATGAGACTTGATTTTTCAAGTGATACTACTTCTACTCCAACATTGACAGCAAGGTTGACTGCTGCTAAATCTGAATTAACAGCAGTTTCAAACTCAAACTAAATAAAAATATCTACAGTATTCTACTATGAATGATATTCTTGCGAATGTTTTGATTCAACCTAAAGTCGTTACACCAGAAGGGTTGAAGTTTTTAACGGATTATATGAGAAAATCTCATAAAGAACAAATGTCCGTTTTTGATGCTGAAAATAGTGATAAGACCAGAGAAAGACAATCAAAAATTGATTTATCGGCAAGAAATGTAAAGTGTGCTGATTTACTTCCAGTTTTTCCACAAGTCAAAGAGTTACTTGATAATGTGGTAAAAAATGTAATCAATCCTTTTTATGGATTTGAAATCCGAGATAGTGAAGAACCACAACTACTCTGTTATGAACCAGGAGGACACTATAAACCTCACAATGATGCTGAAGGTTTATGGACGAATCCAGATGGAACACAGATTTGGAAGAAGACAATAGACCGTGATGTATCTACTGTTCTTTTTCTAAATGATGACTTTGAAGGTGGATATTTTTCTTTTCCAGATTTAAGAATTAAAATTAAACCAGAACCAGGTCTTCTTGTCTGTTTTCCTTCATCTAGATGGTTTACACATATGGTAGAACCTGTGATTTCTGGAAATCGTTATACTCTTGTGACGTGGATGAGAGTCAAAGGATTTAAAACAAAGGATGAAATAGATAAAGAGATTGCCGATAAATATAACATAGAGGTTTATTAAAGATGTCTCAACTTCTTAAGCACTATTGGATTAATCGTGATACTGGTGGATGGGCAACCGACACACCTTATGGATTAATGATGCCGAATATTAAGGGGTTGGAAGTTAAGTATAATTTATTTACTGAAGATAATATTCAATATTGTTTATCCACTATTCCTGAGTATTTTGAATATGAGGTTACAGTTTCTCAAGAGCAATTAACTGAATATCAAAACAATTCAAATATCACAGTAGTTAGTTTCACAGAAAAACAAGTTGAAATTCCTAATCGTCCTGGTTTAGAATCAACTGAAGAAACAAGAACAGAAACTGTTTATGATGTTGTCTACCAAGAATCATACATTATTCAAGAAACTGAAGGTGAAGGTCTTAAAATTATCACTCAACAAGAATGGGATACTGAAATTGAAGAATTTGATAATCGTCAGCAAGAAAAAAGATATGACATTTTAAGAGAAATTCGTGATAAAATACTTGAAATTACTGATTGGATGGCAATTAAATCCTTAGAGCAAGAATCTCTTTCAGTGGAATTTAAAATCTGGAGACAAACTTTAAGAGATTTGCCAAACTCAAGCACATTCCCAACAGGGTTTCCAACTCTTCCAACTGAACTTCAAAATCATACAGAAATTCAAGAACTTTATAATAGGTTTAATGAAGTTAGAAGTATTCAAATGATTCAAGATCCATTAAGTAATTCATAACACTTTTGATTTTTATCATACGCATACTCAGCACAAGGACCATTTTTTCGCACAAAGTGTAAGAATAACTGCATAAACCTATCGTTCTCGTGAGTTCTCATAGGACTTCTCCAATGAGGAACGGTCATTCCAAGATAGGCAAGACCACAACCAACAGGAGTTACAACTGATTGTTTGTTGCCTTCTAAATCTTTAAGTTTAATTGGCCAAGCAGCATCCCCACAGATATTCATTGTGACTGATATTTCACAAGAAGGACGATCTGTATGACAATTCATCCATCCTTTATTGTGATAGGTTGTAGAAAACCAATATGATGGTATAAGTTCTTCACCAACTAAGTGTTCTAATGTTGGTTGAATTCTTTTCATCACAAAGGCACAGGCAGGTGGAGCATAACAAGTTAATACATTTCCTCGTTCTGGGTCAAAGTGAGTTTTTAACCCACCTAAATCATTTATAGCACCAAGTAAATTTTGATATTTAATCTGTATTGCTTCTTCTTTTGTAATTATATCTGGTATATAATACCAACCCTTTCTTAAAAATTCACTCATTTTATCTATGTTAAATAGTCATATATTTCATATTTATTTTGATAGTTTATGAATAATTTTGTTAAACTCGCACTAGAAAATGGTGGAATAATAAAACCTTTAATATTTGATTCAAAGGATTTTACTGGTCCTTCTTTAAATAATCCTTCTATTTTAATTTTAAATGAAAAAATAATAGTTAATATTAGAAATGTTAATTATACTTTATATCATTCGGAATTGGATAGGTTTGAGCATATCTGGGGTCCCTTAACATATGTTCACCCTGAAGATGATATGCATCTTAGAACTTGGAATTATATTGCACAACTAGATGATGATTTAAATGTAGAATACTATTCAAAAATAGATACTTCCAAATTTCCAGATCAAGAACTTTGGGAATTTGTTGGTCTTGAAGACGGTCGTTTGGTAAATTGGGAAGATAAAATTTACTTATGTGGTGTCAGAAGAGACACAACACCTAATGGTGTTGGGAGAATGGAAATGTGCGAACTTGAATTTGATGATGAATCTGTAAGGGAGGTATCAAGATACCGAATTCCAGGACCACCACCAGACGATGAATATTGTATGAAAAATTGCACTCCAATAGAAGGAAAACCATTTCATTTAATTAAGTGGACGAATCCAACTTGTATTATGAAATTTGACCCAAATGGAGGTGAAACAATAGTCCAAGAAACTACTTCTTATGTTCCTGGATATAATGATATGAGAGGTGGTTCTCAAGTTATTAAATACAAAGATGGATATTTAACGATAATTCACGAAACTGATTTATATGATTCGGTTCAAGGTAGGAAGAACGGAACATATAGGCATAGATTTGTATATTGGAATCATGATTTTACAGAACAAAAATTTTCTAAATTATTTTCTTTCTTAAACATGAAAATAGAATTTTGTTGTGGTTTGACAAAATATAAAAATGATTACCTAATTACATTTGGTGCATCAGATAATGCTGCATATATTTTAAAAATTTCTGAGTCTTTTCTGGAGGATTTTATCAATGAATGAACTAATTGATTTTTGTTTGGATACAGAAAATCCTGAAAAAAATTATAAACTAGCTCAGTGGTATGAGAAGCAAAATCATACCGCATCAGCACACGTTTATTATTTTAGAGCAGCAGAAAGGACAGAGAATAAAAATTTTGCATATACTTCACTTCTTCGTTCTTCCGTTTGCTATAAAAGTCAAGGAAAACGAGATGCAACTGAAAAATTATTAATTCATGCTGCTTTATCTTTTCTGACAGAAAGACCAGAGGCATACTATTTTCTTTCTTTGTTTTATGAAAGAAAAGAAGAATGGGACCAATGTTATTTGTATGCAGACTTTGGATTGAAATGTTATGAAAATGAGGTTGAATCAATAGATTTGCCAGAATATCAAGGAAAGTACGCACTTATTTACCAAAAAGCACTTGCCTCCTGGTGGTGGGGAAGAGGTGAAGAAAGTAAAAAACTTTTTCAGTTACTTAAAGATGAATATTGGAATGTGATGAACAGTGATTATAAAAATCTTATTAATGAAAAGATGAATGCTTTTTTTGGAATTTCTGATAATGTGGAAAAAGAATATACTAAAAAAACAATAAATCTTAATAATTCAATTTTGGAGATATACGAAATGAAGGAGAAAAAAAGTGAATTTGATTGGGGATTATTATCTGATGAAGATAAAAATATTATTAGAAAAGAAATATTTGAAGAAAATATTTATGAAAAGTATTTTTCAGTAAAAGAAAATGATATTGTAATGGATATAGGGGCAAATGTTGGCGCATTTTCCTATTCAATTTTAGATAAAAAACCAAAGCATATTTATTGTGTAGAACCTTCTACTAATTTAATTAATATCATTAAAAATAATTTAAAGGGATTTCCTGTAACAATCATTGATAGTGCAGTTTCAAACGAAAATTCTAATTCTAAAGAACTTTCAGAAACTGATTGGATTCATTGCCATGAAGGAAATTATAAATCAAAAACTTTTAAAAAAATTCTTCAAGAAAATAATATTGATCACATAGATTTTTTGAAAATTGATTGTGAAGGAGGAGAATATGATGTATTTACAGAAGAAAACAAAGATTTCATTTTAAGTAAAGTTAAATATATTTCTGGTGAATGGCATTTTGTTGCAAATGATAATTCTATGAGGAAGTTTAAAACTTTTACGGAACTTTATTTAAAGAACCATAATAACTATAAAGTATTTGAATTAAGTGGAAAAGAAATCACTGACATGATATTTAATGATGACTATCTTATACCATTTGAAAAATGGTATAAAGAAAACGGACATGCACAACTTATGATTTATATTGAAAATAAAGATTTAAAGGTCAGCAATAATGAAGAAGTCGTGGAACCAAATACAATAAGAAAAAAAATAGGTTTTGATGTTGGAGCATGTGTTGGTGAAACAATCTCTAAATTTGATGGGTTTGATAAAATCTATGCATTTGAACCAGCTCCT